ATATGGTGGTGTGACGTTATCCAACAGCGTCACTGGTACGGGTTCAATGGTCCTGTCGGCCTCGCCGACGTTTACCGGCACTTTGTCTTCAGCCAATCAAACAATTACCTCGGCATCTGCCAATGCTCTTGCTGTTGGTCCTAATGGAACTACTGGTCCAGCATTTAACGTAGACGCATCGACAGCATCGTCCATCACTGGGCTTAACGTAAAGTCTGCCGCTTCTGGCGGCGGTCTTTCTGTCTCCGTAGTGTCGAATGGGTCTACAAACGAAAACCTTACCATTGACGCCAAAGGTTCCGGCACAGTTACAATTAACGGCACTGCAACGGGTGGTATTACGCTCAGCCGTGCGGTTACTTTGTCGAGCACGATCAACAAAGTCACAATTACGGCTCCTGCGACTGGTTCCACGTTGACGATTGCGGATGGCAAGACGTTAACGGCTAGCAACACATTGACTTTTGCAGGCACTGACGGCCAGACGTTTACGTTTCCTGCCTCTACAAGCAACGTATTGACTACCGGAAACACGGCAACAATCACAAAGGGTTATTCGTTAACTCCGTACAATATCGGTTCGTTTACCTCAGTTACCGGCACAACGCTTGATCCTGCTAATGGCAACTATCAATACGTCAGCCTTAGCGGAACATTTACTTGGACCGTGACTGCGCCAACGAACGATTGCGCGATTGACGTTCTTGTCATCCTTGGCGCTAGCGGCAGTGGTGCAACTATAGCATATAGCGGGTTCAAAACTCCAGGGAGCGGTGCCGCTGGTACTTTTACTGCGGCAAATAACACTTGGTATGTTCTCTCGGTAAGAAAGACAAACGGTGTTGCAATTTACAATTGGAGTGGCTCTTGGACCTAATGAATATATTTGAGGCAATCCAATGATAATAATCAGGCCCTACAATTGGAAAGTCATGCAGCCTCGTGTTTGGGTGCTGCCGACCATGGAACGCGGTCAAGATCAAAAGTTCCGCATTCGTGAGCGTTTTGCCGATGGTAAATTACGCCGCATATGGTGGACTGAAGATCGAGAAGAATGGGACGCAAGGCTTTGGGAGATATATTGCAACACATGGCCTGAAATGGAGCCTGGGCTTGTTTATGATTTTGCCACGGTCACGTTTCTAACCGGCACGAGCGCGTCGAACCAAACTTGGTCTGTACCAGCGGATTGGACGACAACGAACACGGTTGAAGCGATTGGGGGCGGCAGCGGTGGGGCCAATGGCGTTGGTGGCACCGGCGGTGGCGGCGGTGGCGCTGGTGGAGCATATGCAAAAAGCGTCGGGCTAACCGGCCTATCCGGCTCCGTTACGTACCGTTTGGAAGCAGCCGCAGCAGCAGGCGCAGCCGGCAAAGACGTGTGGTTTGGAGCGTCCGCGTTCCCCGCGTCTGGGCAGGCCGTGGGTGCAAAAGGGGCAGGCGCTCCAAGTGGACAGACCGGAGCCACGGGCGGAGCGTCTGCGAGCTGCTACGCAACTGGGACGGGGAACACAACCGCGTCAGGCGGCAATGGCGGCTCTGCTACGGGAACAAACGCTGGCTGTGGTGGTGGTGGTGCAGCGGGGCCGGGTGGCGCCGGAAAAAATGGTGGCGGGTCTGTCGCTGGCTCCTCTGGCTATGGCACGGGCGGCGGTGGCTGCAATGGAGGATCGTCTACAGCGGGCGGCGCGAACACAACAGCGCCCGCCGCTGGTGCGGGTGGAAATGGCAACGGCGGCACGGGTGGCGGTACTGCTCCAGGCGGTTCTGCAACGGCTGGCACAGGCGGCGGTGGCGCGGGTGGTGCCGGCGGCACAACGACTGCTGGCGGCAACGGGGCGACTGATACGACTGCGGCGGGGTGGAGCAACGCGAACGGCCCTGGCGGTGGAGGTGGCGGCGGCGGCGGTGCGGCTGCTGCCAATGGCGCTGCTGGTGGTGCTGCCGGTGGAAAGGGTGCGGGCGGTGGCGGCGGTGGGTTCGGAACGCCGAGTGTTGGCGCTGGCGCCTCTGGTAGTCAGGGATTGATTGTTATCACTTATACGCCATCGTCGTCATTAAATTTTGGCAACATACCAATGTTGGGGATGTGAACATGGCAAGCTGTGTTGGATATAAGCTCATTAATTTGTCTGATGGAAGCATTGCCGAACAATGGGGTGGAATTTGGGGGCAATGTCCTGGCGTTCCAAATTTTATTGTTTTACCAAGTGGGATTCAAATCTCATGTATGAAAGTTGATCAAGAATATGATGGCTATAAGCTTGTTGCATGGGAGATCGAACCTCCCCCGTTGACTGAAACTGATTATGCAAATGCTATTCAAGAAAGAATTGAAGAAGAAGCAAAATCAAGGAGCTACTCCAATGCGGTAACATGTTCAAGTTATGCGCAAAGCACAAATCCAAAATGGTCCGCTGAAGCCGTTGCATTTATTGCGTGGAGAGATGCGGTGTGGAATTATGTTTTTGCACAGTTGACGGCTGTTCAATCGGGCTCAAGACCTCAACCTACTGTTGAAGAAATTTTGCTAGAATTGCCGATAATGTCTTGGCCGGCATGAGTTTGAGTAACCCTTAACACAAAGAAAGGAAACCCATGAAGACCATAACCCTAAACTTTACACTGGAGCAGGTTCAATTGATCGCCAATGCCCTTGGTGAGTTACCGTATAAGGTGGCTGAGGGTACGATCAACGAAATTCGCGCTCAAGTAGGTCCTCAAATTCAAGAGAACCAAGCTGAAGCAGCGCCAGAAGTCTTGGACGTTTCCGCTAAGGAATAAGGCATGTCGTACACCTACAACAGCTACGTAACTCAGCTTGCGAATATGATGGCGGTGTCCCCAACGGATACGTCATTCGTGACGTGGCTGCCAGGGTGCATCGACTATGCTGAACAGCGGATTTATCGCGAACTTGATCTGTTAGCAACGCTGATCTCGGATTCAAGCGGTCAGCTCACGTCGGGGCAAAGGATTTTCACGCTCCCGACGGCGACGGGGACATTCATCGACGTCGAGAACGTTGCTGTTTTGTCTCCTGCGGGTCAAACAACTACGACCGGGGTGAGAAATCCACTTATCCCGGTCTCGTTGGCCGTGATTGATCTTCTTTGGCCGGCGAACAGTGCAAACACAGGTCAGCCTGTAATGTTTGCCATGCAAAATAATGCACAAATCATCGTTGGGCCGCCCCCGGACGGGAACTATTACGTCGAGGTCAGAGGAACGCAGCGTCCAGCGCCTCTTTCGGTAACGAACCAAACGACAATTTTGACCACGTATATCCCTGACGTGTTTATGGCGGCCAGTATGGTCTACGCCTCTGGGTTTATGAGGAATTTCGGTGCTCAAGCCGATGATCCTCGCATGTCTCAATCTTGGGAATCTCAATACCAGACGCTGAAACAATCGGCTGAGATCGAAGTGTTCCGGTCGAAGTTCCAGTCTCAATCCTGGTCGAGCCAAAAGCCGACCCCTGCCAATCCCGTGAGGAACTAACATGGCCGATCCGACGACAAATAACCGCGCCTTAAATATCCCAGGACGAGGCACAGATGTTGGCCAATGGGATGTTCCAATTAACAACAATTTTATTTATATCGACACGTTGTTCGGTGGCGTCACGAGCATTGCAGTTTCTTCATCGAACGTCACGTTGAGCACTGCGCAGTGTCAGAATGCGATCATTCGTCTGACCGGCGTTCTTTCGGCGAACATTGACGTGATTTTCCCAACCGTTTCGGCTATTTACACAGTCGAGAACCTTACCACGGGATCTTACTACGTCCGCTGCAAGATGGCTTCTGGTAACGTCATTTCAATCCCCCAAGGCATTCCTACTCAGGTGTTCACGGACGGCACGGATACCAAGTTCTGGAACCCTCCGCTTCCGGGAACCTATTGGGACTATGCAAGCTCGACTGTCCCATCATGGATTACAGCTTGTACCGTGCAACCATGGCTTTCGTGTGATGGCAGCGCGGTGTCTCGAACGACCTATGCTTATCTTTACTCAATCCTTGGCACGACGTGGGGAACGGGGGATGGATCGACGACATTCAACCTTCCGGATCTTCGGAATAGAGCGAGGGTTTCGGTTGGTGGAAGCCGACTAACGTCTGCCGTTAGCGGAGTCGATGGCGCGACAGTTGGTTCAACCGGTGGTGGTCAATCTGTAACTTTATCTCAAACAAATCTTCCGAACATTAATTTAAGTTCATCTGGATTGTCTGCAACAACAACTGTTTCTCCATCTTCCTTGTTTATGAGGACAACACAATTGGTTGGAGTTGCAGATGGATCGGCTGCGATAGGCGGAGCAAGCGGCGCCACTACTCTTAATAATCTTACTGCATCGACTACGATTAGCGGTTCAATTCCTCTTGGTGGATCAGGAACCGCAACGAACGTAACTCAGCCAACTGCCGTTGCAGGCATCACTCTGATCAAAACGTGAGGCAAGGATGCCTTTTGCGACGGTAAAATTGCGGCCCGGCATTAATGTTGAGATGACACCAATCCTCAACGAAGCTGGGTATTCGCAATCCGGATTCGGGCGATTTAAGGCTGGTCTTTTTCAGAAGATCGGAGGCTGGACAAAGTATTATTCTTATGCCCTTGCGGGAACCGTTCGCGCATTGCATCCGTGGCAAGACTTGAATTCCATCAAACATTTGGGAGTTGGGTCTACAAGTTCTCTCAACATCCTTACGAGTGGTTCTCTCAATACCATAACGCCTCAGCAAACGACGACTAATCCTGCACCTAACTTTTCCACCGTCAATGGAAGCCCGACAGTTACCGTTGTTGATACGGGCATCGCGAACGTAACGACGCTTGATTACGTTTACTTCAACACGCCGATTTCAGTCGGTGGTCTGATCTTGTCTGGTATCTATGCAATCCAGACAATCGTCGGGACGACTTCATATACTATAACTGCCGCTTCCAATGCTACATCAACTGTCAATAATACAGGGTCAGTTCCTTCATTCGCCGCACAAAGCACGACCACATCGTTGGTCAATGTTACATTGAACAATCATGGCCTTGTGGCTGGTGCGGAAATCACGTTTCCAATTGCAACAACGGCGTATGGCATCACGATTCAGGGAACGTATAGCGTTGTATCGGTGACAAACGCCAATGTGTTTGTCATCTCTGCGAACGCGTTTTTAACATCTACATCATCGTTTTCAATGAATAGCGGCAATGCTCAGTTGCTCTATTACATTGCTCTCGGTCCCCAGGCTGGTGGATCTGGATATGGTCTTTTGGGATATGGCGGCACGAGCACTGCAACTGTTACAATCTCGATTTCGACACCTGCGGACATTACTTGGACGGCTCATGGGTTCACGGCTGGGCAGGCGGTTTCGTTCTCGACGAGTGTAGGTGGGTCACTTCCTACCGGCATCACGGCGGGAACGACGTATTACATCAGCACTGCCGGATTGACGACAGATTCATTCCGCATTGCAACCACTCTCGCCAACGCTCTAGCAGGAACTCCGGTAGTAAACACGAGCGGAACGCAATCCGGCACTCAGACGGGAAGTGCTGCGGTCGGTGGATACGGCACTGGATATGCCCCGACGTCTCAAACGGGCACTGCAATATCAACCACGAATTGGACGTTGGATAATTTCGGCGAGTTGTTGGTGTCGTGTCCTAAAGACGGGGCTATCTATTACTACGACGTTAACGGTGGATATGCGACGGCTCAGGTTGTTCCTAATTCTCCCGTGTTCAACCGAGGCATCTTCGTTGCGATGCCGGAACAACAGATTGTTGCATATGGAAGCTCGTTAACGCCAGCCGGTTCGATAGGTGTTCAACAAGATCCTTTGCTGATTAGATGGTGCGATGTCGGAGACTTCACGTCTTGGACGGCATCGGCAACTAATCAGGCGGGGTCGTATCATATCCCGACGGGATCTGAGATCATCGGTGCCATTCAGTCGGCTCAGAACGGGTTAATTTGGACGGACCTTGATCTTTGGGCTATGTCCTATATTGGACAACCATTGATCTATGCCTTCAACAAGATCGGGTCAAACTGCGGGTTGATCGGCAACCACGCCAGAGCCCAATTGCTGGGCGTCACGTATTGGATGGGCCGGTCTAATTTCTTCATGCTCTCGGGGAGCGGTGTTACGCCTATCCCGTGCTCGGTTTGGGACTATGTGTTTCAGGATCTGGACACAACCAACCAATCGAAATGTGTAGCGGCTGCTGATACTGCGTTTAACGAAGTTTTCTTCTTCTTCCCGTCGGCTTCAGGCGGAACGGGCGAGATTGACAAATACGTCAAGTTCAACACCGAAGAAAAGACGTGGGACTATGGTGTCCTTGGGCGAACGGCCTGGACGGACCAATCTGTTCTAGGTCAACCGATCGGTGCGGGGTCGGATGGGTACATCTACCAGCACGAGACCACGAATGACGCTGATGGCGTAGCGATCAATTCTGTCTTCCAATCCGGTTATTGGATGATGGCGGAAGGCGAAGAGATCGTCTTTGTGGATTGGATCTTACCGGACTTTAAGTGGGGCCTCTACGGGTCTTCCCCAAATGCTCAGATCCAAATCACGATTTACGCCACGATGTACCCCGGCGATGTTCCTCAAATCTACGGCCCGTATACGGTAACTCAAGCCACTCAATACATCAACACGCGCATCCGAGCCAGGTACATGGCCATTCAAGTGTCCAGTGCTGATCTTGGTAGCTTCTGGCGTATTGGCGGCATCAAGGTTCGCTCGTCTCGCGACGGTAGGAGATAACATGGCGTCCTTGGATGATGTCATTACAGTTGGGAACTCGCTGAACAAGAACATCTCCCAGCTTATCGTCAGAATGCAGTCGGACACGGTTAGTTTGGTGTCTGCAATCAACGGTGTGACGGTTAAAGCAACTGGAACATTCACCCTTGGCGCAGCGGTGACAACAACTGTCACTCAAACCGCCACGGCGGCGAATAGCATCATCCTTTTGATGCCAACGAATGCAGCGGCGGGCACCCTGATGGGTAGTGCCAAAGCTTTGTATGTCTCGGCGCGTACTGCCGGCGCGAGTTTCGCGGTTTCCACGGCGAGCGGTGTAGCAGCCGCTGGCACGGAGACCTTTAGCTATTGCCTCTTCAATCCGAGCTGATGACATGCCCCTAAAAAAAGGTTCAAGCCGCGAGACCGTTTCTGAGAACATCAAGACGGAAATGAAAGCTGGTAAGCCACAACGTCAGGCGGTGGCAATTGCCCTTGATGTTGCCCGTCGTGCCAAACGAGCCCGAGGCGGGTTCACGTCTCCTGCATATATTGCGAACCGCAAAGCCCAAGCGGCAGTGAAGCCGGTCCATGCGGGCCCAATCCATTCATCTGTTCCGGGTCGGACAGATAAACTCCCGATGAACGTAAAATCGGGGTCATACGTCATTCCTGCGGATATTGTTTCTGGCATGGGCCAGGGCAACACGGCGGCGGGCCATGACGCATTGAGCAAGATGTTCAAGACGGGCCCTTACGGCGGTCCTCTCCCTGGAAAGATGGCCAAGCCCACGTTTCCAAAGGTGCAACCGCCAAAGTTTATGAAGATGCCGAAGGCGGATGGTGGGCTTGCGGGATTTAGTGAGCCTGTTGACCATAATCCTGTCCCGATCATCGCTGCGGGTGGTGAGTTTGTCATTCCTGCCGAGGCTGTCAAGTCCTATGGCGGCGGAGATATGGCTCGTGGACATGAAATGTTGGATCAGTTCGTTTTGAACAAGCGTAAGGAACTGATCAACACCCTGAAGAGTCTCCCAGGGCCCGCGAAAGACTAATCAAGTTCAGTTGCGTGCTGAGTTTTCCAGATGCGCTATCTGAAAGGCTACAAATGGCTTGCCCATCAATTGTTCGTTTGGCGACGCCCGCCGACGAAGAATGTCTTATGAAACTTTGCAAGATGCTTCACGAGGAGAACGGATTGTTTTCCTTGGAAGAAGATATGGTTCGCGAAACTCTTCGCAAGGGTTTTGAGAGGACCAGTGGTGTGATCGGGGTTATTGGATCGCCGGACGCGCTGGAAGGCGTGATCTACATGGAGGTTGGAAACTTCTGGTATTCCCGCAAGCCCCATCTGATGGAACTGTTCAACTTCGTCCATCCAGATCATCGCAAGAGTGATCACGCGAAGGCATTGCTGGACTTTGCCAAGAAATGCGCCACCGACGACATTCGGTTGGTGATTGGTATTATATCGAACATCCGGACCGCAGCCAAGGTCAAGTTGTACGAGAGGAAGTTGGGGAAGCCGAGCGGGGCTTTCTTCGTATATCCGCCGCGTGAAACTGCGGCCTGAAAGGATAAAAACACATGTGCGGCGGATCAAAAGGTCAGCAACGGACTCAGCAGACAACGACGACGCAAGCAACGCCCGAGGCGATGGCTGCGTATCAGAATATCTTGTCTAGAGCCCAGCAAGTCGCGGAAACCCCGTATCAAGCTTATACGGGCGAGCGCGTAGCCGGGTTTACCCCATATCAGGAACAGGCCTTCCAACAGATCGCGGGGGCTCAACAGGCTGGCATGGGGACGCTGGGCACGGCTGAGCAGATGGCTCGGACCGGGGCTGCGCCGATTTCCGCCGAACAGATCCAATCGGCAATGAACCCGTATCAGCAGGCTGTGGTCCAATCGACCATGGACGAGATGATGCGGCAAGAGGCCATGCAACAGTCTGCCTTGAAGGGGCAAGCCATCTCGGCTGGAGCATTTGGTGGCGATCGGGCTGGTGTTGCGGCTGCGGAGTTGGCTCGTAACCAAGAACAGGTTCGCGCTAAAACCCTCGCTAGCTTGATGCAACAAGGCTATTCACAGGCTGTGGCGCAAGCTCAAGCCGATAGAGCGGCCTCTCAGGTGGGTGCGGGCCAGACGGCAGCCCTTGCCCAGCAAGAGCTAGCGATGCCTTTGGCGGCCACCAGAGAGCTTATGGGAGCAGGTACGGCCCAACAGCAACTTGAACAACAAAAGCTCAACGTCCCCTATCAGACCTACCTCGAACAGCGCGCTTACCCCTTCCAGACCCAACAATGGCTGGCGGGCTTGGCTACAGGCGTGGGCGGTGCGATGGGTGGCACGTCTCAGGCTCAGGGCGTTATGACGCCAGCCCAGCCAAATCCGTTGAATGCGATTTTGGGCACGGCAACGGCGGTTGCTCCGTTTGTGCTTTCGGATGATCGAGCAAAAGAAAATATTGAACCCGTTGGCAAGCTGAACGATGGTCAGACAGTTTATAAGTATAACTATAAAGGCGAGCCCAAAACACAAATTGGGTTGATTGCTCAAGAGGTCGAGAAGAGCCATCCTGAAGCCGTGCGCGACGTTTCTGGCTTCAAAATGGTCAATTACGACACCGCGACCAAGGATGCGGTGCCTCACAAGGCAGATGGCGGCGGCCTAAGCGTCCCAGCGCCCTCTGGGATGCCCTACGGCGGCGGTTTCATCCCGGCGGCTACCCTACAAGCTAGGCCACTGCAAATCGCCTCAGCGCCTCTCCAATGGGCCAAGGAACCCGAAAACCCGGCGAAACAGTTTATTGGCCAAGCGATGGACCTTGCCAAGTCGATCCGGGATACCAAAAAGACCCAAATGCCGTCTGCGGCAAGCTGGGAACAGGGAACAACGGTAACCCCTGCCGCGACAGGTGGGCGGATACATATGGCTGATGGGGGCATGCCGGGAGGAACTCCGGTTGAACCCATAACCGAAGGCCGAGATGTCGGTGCAGCTCCTGGAATGGCTGCGGCAGAATACACAGCTCCTTTTCAAGAAACACCCGCTGGCGTTGCCCCTGAACCAATGCCTGGGCGAATGGGTCTTGGCGCGGCGGGTTCGTCCACACCCGCTCCCGCTCCTCAAGGGGGTGGGTTTGAATTATCTCCAGAAGCTCGTCAGGCCATGATGCAAGCAGGGTTTGCCCTGATGGCCAGCCGGTCTCCGTGGCTTGGTCAGGCCGTGGGTGAGGCGGGCATGGTCGGCACTCAAGCCTACAACGAAGCCCAAAAGATTGCCGAACAGCGCCGCAAGCAAACGGAAGCCGAGAAAATCCAGCGCGAGCGGATGGAGAAAGATTACATCAAGACTGGCATGTTCACCAAAGATAACCGTCCGGTGTTTATCAACCCGCACACCAAGCAGGCGGTGGACGTGTTCTTGCAGCCGATTGATCCTTCGACTGAACTTAGATCAATTGATCTTGAAAAGCTGCAAGGCCAGCAAGAGACGTTGGGCTTGAAGGCCGATGTCTTGGCCGCCCAAAAAGAGCTGATTGAAGCCAAGGCCGAAGCGCAAAAGGCTGCGGCAGAAAACAAGACCGGGGCCGTCAAACCATCCAAAGATATTGTCACCAAGGATGGCAAGCCTGTGTTTGTGGACAGTCAAGGCACCATGTACGACGCGGCCAAAAACATCTTGAGCGATGTGGATGTTGTGAAGGCCGATGAATGGAAAAAGACTCAGAAAGAATCCAGCAAAAAAGAAGATGACTTCAAGCGCATGTCAAACATTTACCGCGATGCGCGGGTGCAGACGTTCGACATCACCGCTGATGTGAGGGGACTGATCCCCCAGCTTGACAATTTGACGGCTGGTTATGGTCGCAACGTCAAGCTCAATGCCATCAAAGGCACGCGCGCCCGCGATGTGGAGGAGAAACTTAGTCAGGTGGTCAGTCGTCTCCAGTTGGGGGCTTTGGAGCGACTGAAAGCCTATTCGGCTACGGGTGCTTCGGGGCTTGGCGCGACGACGCAAAACGAAATTGCCATGTTGGGTCGTCAAATTGCCAACCTGAATGCGGATCAGTCTCCCGAACAGTTGAAAAAAGAAGCCAACAATTTGATGCGTCGCTTGGAGTTCATTGAGTCCAGTATGCGGGACGACATGGAGGGGTATTTCTCCAAGGTGTCCGGTTATGAAGATACGATGAAAAAGCGAGATGAGCAGTTTGAGAAGTATGTTTCGGGAGAACGGAAGTCCGGACGTGGCGCGGTCAGTTTGCCAATGACCCGCGATGGAAAGCCAGACCCCAGCAAAATGGTTTCTGGGCAATTGTACGAGCACAAGGGCAAGTACGGTATTTGGACGGGCACTGGCTTGACGCCGGTGGAATGAGGTGAACCATGGCAAACCCTAATGAAATTAGCCTTGAGCAGTTTGTCGGTGCGGCACCTCAAGCTACACGCCAAGAAAAGCCGAAAGAACTGAGTCTTGAGGAGTTCACATCAGGCGTTGCCTCGCGTCCTGTTGCGGAGCCCACGGTCGAAGAGCGTCCAGGACTTCTTCAGACCATAGGCGAAGCCGGGCGACAAGGTTTTGTATCCGGCATCAAAGAGACGGTCCAGGGTCTTCCCGGTCAGGAATGGAAGTTCACGCCGGAGACCAAGGAACCAACTTACGTCGAAACGCAATTGGCCAAGCCGATCAGCGAGGGATGGCGCGATCCCAATTGGTGGGCCGCCAACATGATGTATGGTTTAACAAAATCATCGCCGACGCTTGCCTCAACGGTTGTGGGCGGGGCTGCGGGCGCAGCATCACCGGTTCCTGGCGGTGCAATCATTGGCTCGATGGTTGGAGCCGGGGTGGGTTCTGCTATTCAAAGTTTAGCCCCTGCCTATCAACAAGCTCGATCAGAAGGTCTTGACCACGACGCTGCTGTTGACCGAGCAATTAAAGACAGCGGGATTGCTAGTGCTTTCGGCTCGGTTATGGGCGCAACTCCATTTTTTAGAATTGTGAAAGGTCCAATTTCGAACGCTTTGGCGCAAATCTTTGGAGCTCAACCCGGGTTGGCTACTTTACAACATGCAACCACTGAAGCCACTCACGGAAAAGAAATTTCTCTTGAAGATTTGGCGAAAACATACGCCATCGGCACAGCAACGGGTGCGGCTCAAGTTGGCGCTGGCAAAGGTGCCGGTCGAGTTGGGCGTGCGTTGAGACCAGAAGAGGCTCCTGCTGCCGCTCCTGAAGCTCCAGTCTCTCCAGAAGTGGCCGCTGGTCAAGAGCTTGGGTTGATTTATGCCAAAGCTCAGAAAGACATGACTCCGGCTGATCTAACTTTTTTAGATTATGCTCGCCGAGGTGGTTATGGAAGGGAATTGCAAGAGCGCGCCGGAGAATTTTTCACAGAACAAAACCAAAAGATCTTGGAGGCCGCAAACCGCATTGAAAATGAATTGGGTCGTGGAACAGAAGTTGCTCCCGCTCGTGATGTGAGCGTCATCCCACGAGATGAAATTTTTGCCGTTGCGGATCGTTTGCGTCAAGAAGCGTCTCGGGCTCAAGAAGAGGCTCGTGCTGCTGAAACTCAAATGCGCGGGCTACCTGAGCGTGGGGCTGAACAAATTGCTGAGCAAGTTCGCGGCGCGGCTCCTGACGTTCAAACACGCATTGAAGCCGGAGATATTGTTGGCCCTGAATTGCGTCGAAGCTATGAAGACAGGAGAAGGGCTGAAAGCCAAGCCTATCGCCGGGCTGAAGAGCAAGGGGGTGGGTTTTACGTTGACGCAATTAACAATCTAGGCACTCGCATCCGCGAACGGTTGTCAGAACCAACTCCCGAACGTGCGGGCATGTTGTTGACAGAACGAGATGCCCCGATTGCAAATCAAGCTCTTAATTATTTGGACTATGTTGGCCAATTAAGGATGCGGAACATCGCAGACCCTAGAAACATTTTGCTTGGTGGAGGAGATACGGGACAACCTGTCGTATTCAACCTTACAGGTGTCGAGGCTGTCCGTCGAGAACTTAATCGTCTTTATGGAATGGCTCAAACTAAACGCAACCGGACTGGTGACGAAGCGGATTTTAATGCGGTTCGTTCTATCCGGCGTCAATTCGAAGAGCATTTAGATGATGCTTTTGTGAATGGCATGTTTAGTGGGAATCCAGAAGCTATTTCGGCTTGGACTGAGGCCCGTGGAATAGCTCGTGAAGTTCGGCAATTTTTTAGAAGAAGTGCGGAACATCCTGAAGGACAGGTCATTCGAGAGATTGTCGAGCGGCAGCCCGATGCACAAGCTGTTGCCAATCTTATCATGGGATCAGGTCGAATTGGCAGAGGAGAAGATGCCGTTCTTCTCTCTCGGCGATTATCAGAAATTCTTGGCCCTGATAGCAATTCAATGTCTGCTATACGGCAGGCTGCCTGGAACGAAGTTAGCCTTGGGTCAGGAGTTCGTCGCGTTGATGGAACAATTGATCCGCGTCGCATGGCTCGAAATGTCTTGGATTTTGTTGGGCAGAACGATCGTAATGCAACCGATCTGGCGCGCGAACTTTACACGCCCGAAGTGCGTCAAGCGATGCGCGATCATGCAAACGCAGTTCGCGGTCTTGAAGAAACTATATCTCGAATGCCTGAAATGAGTCGTGCGGAGACCGCAGAACAGCGCCGTGCTGCTGCGTTGGAACCTGATATTGGAGGTCGAGCAAGAACGGTTTTCGATCGCATTGTCGATGGGACCGCTCAACCAGAAGAGATCGCCAACCTTGTTGCAACTCACTATGCTCATGCCCCGTCGCCAAACTTAGCTAGAATGATCAACCACATCAAATCATTGATTGGCGAAAATAGCGAGAGCATGGCTGCAATTCGTCAGTTACTCTTTAAGAATATTGTGATGACGCCTGATGGGGCAACAATAAAAAGCCCTGTCATGATGGATAAAGCATTAGGTGATTTTTTGGATGGCCGAGGATCTTCTGTTGCGCGTGCTTCAATGTCTCCGCAAGATATGATCCAATTGCGCAAACTTCGTGATGGCATCAAACCTTATATCTTGCCTGAAGAGGCTAAAACCGGGTCTCCAACTGAAATACGTCAATCAGGGCGTCGATTTGAAGAAGGAGACATTGAGGCTAGACGTCGTATCGAAGCAATCACCCGGATGTTGTCTCATGGAGTGGTTCGGCACGTTCCTGGTGTGAAATTCTTTGCTGGCCCAATCGTCAACAAAATCACTGAATCTGCCGGATCGTATACAAAAACACGTTCTCAAAAAAAGCTAGAGAACGAATACATGGCTCGTCTCCGTGAACAAATCGAAGAAGGGTTTGAACGATCACCTTTGCCTGAAGTCTATCGTCCGCCTGCTTCTGGTCTCGCGACAGAGAAAGAAGACGACCGCAAAAGGCGCGCGACTGGCGGCAGCGTCCTAGACAACATGGCTGAGGCTCGTGCGGAGGGTGGTCGGACTGATGACGCCAATATGCGGCAACCTGAGTTGCGTAGCCACGACCCTAAGACCCTTCGGGAGGCTCTTCCGGCGGCACTAGGGAAGGTCTGGGAGAACATTCCGGGCGTAAGTTCGCTTGATCCAAATGTTGAGCGTCGAGGCATGGACGTTGGCCATCGGTTGACGAAGATCCTTGAACAATCGCCGGCTGGATTGGCTCTTTTGGCTCAGGAAACGGGTGCCAAAACGGGGGAGCATTTGACCGAGGGCCAGTATTTGAAGGCTTTGGGGACGCTCCTAGGCGGCGGGGCAGGGTTATTGGCCCCTTTCGGGATCAGGAAAGCGTTTGGTCCTGGAAATAAAGACGTCAACATCGCAAAGACGCTTGAAGAAATGGCTCCAGGAAAGTCGGTTCTTGACAAAATGAACCCAAACGCGCCTGGATTACGTGGATCGTCTGACTTCAATGCGCCGTCTTCTGGTTTGAGGGCTGCGAATGAAGCCAATGGCGGTGCTGTCGAAGCTCGTGCCAATGGCGGCAGCACATATGTAAACTGGACCGCGAACAACTCCACTTGGCAGCAACTGTCTCCGTACCAAAAAGCCGCTGCGATGGCGCTGATGGAGGCGGACCGGAGAGACCCTGAGTCTGCGAAGAATGCGCTTGGTGCAATGATTAACCGTGCGGCGCGG